TTCAAGAATGGAAATACATTCGTTGATGATAAACCATATCGTCACGATCAGGCCGAAGTAAAAGCTGACGTTTACCTCAATGCCTATCTGTGAAAGTCCTGAGATAAAGAGCCAATCAAGCACGCCTGACACCGCCACTACAAATATGTAGCCGACCTTTTTGAAAAGCCCTTTAAGACCGACACGGCTTGACAACTCGCCCCTGTTCCATGCTTTCCACATACCTGTAATGTAGTCAATAATCATCACAAGTACCAGAATGACTATAGGTATCGCCATGACACGGAAATACGCTGACAGCCCTGCGGCTATTGCTGAAATGATGATTTTTGCTGTGTTTTCTTTCATTGCTGTTCCTCGCTTTCGTATGTTTGTCCCGTGATTTCCTCGTACTGCTCAGGGGTTATCTTGCCCCTGTCTGCAAAGTCTTTGACCTGTTCAGCGGTGTACAGTCCTAAATCGTACAACCTCTTGACTTTCCTATACATTGTCGTCACTCTCCTCAATCAGCGTGTCGGTCATCAGTGCAGTATATAGCACCTGTGCTTCCAACTCATCGACCTTTGTAGCCTTCTTTGGTTGGAAGTCTTCTTGGGATAATCCTAACTTCTCAACCATCTTTTTCTGCAACTCTGTCATGTTGCACCTCCCACTTCACTCAGTTTCACAACATACTCTTCCTCACTTGGTACCGGTATTCTGTAATTGTCATTACCACCCTTGAACGTGATTGAACCGCCTGCCTCTACCTCTATATTTCTCAGGAAGTCATCTGGTATTAATGATGATATATCTGTTACTATAGGTTCTGCCAGCTCGTAATACAGGATTACGCCTGACATTGCCTGCTTAAAGGCATCAACATCGGTATATGACATATCGTTGATATAGACATACCCATCAGCGTTTGCATCGGCTGATATGCCTGTTACATCGGTTTTACCCCAAACCTCGTTTTGCGTTTTTGTTAAATATTTTGAACACAGGAAATTTGGCAAAATGGTGTAATTCTTTGTCAGCTTCTGCCCTTTAACCTGCGACGTTTGAAAACTTACTCTTTCACCGTCGCCTGCAACCCATTGTACTGTTCCTAAATCAACGCTGCCAACACATTGAACATATTTTTTATTCTCATAATCAACATAGTTCTTAGCCGTTCCTGCCGACCAGCCGTAGCCAGGTAGAGCTTTGATTGCTTCGGGGATAGGGCAGGCGGTATCACCCACAGCGACCTCTGTCACCCCAGCGCTGACAATCTCCCCAGCATTATACGGATAATAATCAGCAGGGAATATTTTCTCAAATTCTTCTACGCTTACAGGCTCGTTGCCTGAACCGAACATGGTGGTTAAATCGAAAATCTCATGATTACTGAATGGCGATGTATCTAATTTCTGGCTACCATCAGAATCAGTCACCATGCGAAATACTCCAAAATCACCGCCATTGCTATGCTCACCTAACGGGCTTGTAATCCATGATATTTTTCCACTACCAGCAGCTACGTCCTTAGTTATCTGCCTATTAGTCTCTGCCGTATATTTAGCATCTCTGAAATATAGATATACCTTTGTATTTTCTGAAACGCTATAGTCTACTCGAAGTAAGTATTTATGCGATTTAAAAATCGGTTTGCAGTTAAGTGTGCCTCCGCTAACATAGTCAAAATTTTTATACATTTGATTAAATGTGATAGACCTACCGCCCACAGACTTAATTGACATCAGCTTACCGCCTGTCGGCACTGTCTTAACGTATGCCGTTTCGCTGTCTGTTTCAAACTGGTGTGTGATACCCTGACCAATGGAATACAGTGCGTCCACACGCCTTTTCAGTTCTTTGTCCGTCAGCTTCACAGCAGAAATTTCAGCCGTGTTTTCAGCTATCTTTTCGACAGCGGTTGTGTAGTCCTCTGGCAGACTGTCAGCCACCGACTGTGCTGTCTGTGCGGCTGTTTCTGCGGCTTTGCGGTCTGTGGCGACCTTAAAGGCGTTTTCTGCCACTGTAGTTTTGTCCGCTGTCACCTGCGTTGCCATATCCTGCACCGCCTGTCTGTCTGCCACAGTGCTGTCAGTATTGGTCTTTGCGGTTTTAGCGTAGCCTGCCGTTATGTTCTTGTCGGCTTCGGTTTGCTGTGCCGATGCAGACGCTTGGGCAGCGGATATCTTGGCGGCGTTCTGTGCAGTGACCGCCTGCTGACGTGCGGTTTCTGCGCCCTGCCTTGCGGTTTCTGCCTGCGTTGCGGACGTTTCAACCGCTGTCTTTGCGGTTTCGGCTTGGCTTGCTGCCTGTTCTGCGGTGTCGGCTGATTTCTCTGCGTTTGTGGCAGATTTTTTTGCGTTTTCAGCCGCCTGCATAGCCGTGCTAGCTGCATTCTCAGCCCTTTCCACGTCAGCTTCGACCTGTTCACCGATTGCCGATATCCTATCCAGTGCGTCAGCTGCCACACTTGGTGACGGCACGGCATTATCACCGATAGCCGCACCGATTCTCAGGCGGAATATGCGTGATTTTTTAACCAGTATGTACTCCTGCCCTGACAGTTTTTTTGCACATATCTGACACGATACCGTCTGCGCTGAACGCAGTATATCAGCCGTTGGTGTCCACTGTCCGCCTGTGATATCGACCTCATACTGAACGCCATCGCCGTAGTCTATCGTTAGCACATAGCGGTCTGCACCGTCTATCTCCATGCCCTCGACCGACACGGGTCTAGCATTCGTTTCACCGACGTAGCCCAGTAGGGCTGTTGATGTCATTGCGTTGTAATTTTCGTCCAATCTGATTACCATTTCTGCGCCCCCCTTTATACGATTGCTATGTAGTCAATGCTATACGTTCCTGCAGGCACGTTGACAGTCACTGCGCCATTGCTAGGACCCATGCAGATTACTGCGAAATATGCGCCCTTGTATACCTGCACATGGGTGCAATAGTTCTGAAATGGACTAGGCGTGCCGATATCCCTCAGCGACACGCATATCTGTTTTGGCGTAAAATCCAAATTCAGCGGTATCTGCACACTTGAAGCTGCCTTTTCCAGTGTGTATTCAATCGTACCGCTTTTTATTTTATTCTGGTTTAGGTCATTTACTGCCTGTTCTGTTGCCGTTAGTGCGTCAACCAACGCCTGGCGAACATCACGACCGTAAAATGCGTTTCGGACAGTTTCGATTGCTGTCGCCAAATCAATATTATTTGCCATTTTATCCCTCCTAGTCTAGCGTGTGGTTTTTCGTCGTTACGCTGTTACACATTATATCGCCCGTCTTGCCGTAGCACTGTATTGCGGTTTTTTCATTTTCGTTATACAGATACATCGCCCTGTTATTGGTATCAACTGTAAATACTTTTTTGCCGCTGTCTGTGTACGTTGAAATATTACCACTATTTGTATCTAGTGAAAATTTCAATTCGTTATTCCAATAGCCCGACATAGCACCAGCCTGCAGGACGATATGACCGCCAATTGTGCTGTTATCAATGCGTATCTCCAGCGGACTGACTTTCAACGTCCACTCGTTGTGTGACAGCTGAATTGCACTGGTATTTTGGCTAGACGTTTGAATGTTAATGCTTCCACCTGTGATAGTCGCTGATTTTGACGACAGCTTGTTAGCGACCACATTTCCGTTTTCGTCCACTTTGAACGTTCCGCTGCCGTTGTTAATTTTCAACCCTGTCAGAGTCAAAGCGGTTATAAAACTAGCCACCAAATTTCCGTCGATAGTCCACGCATTTGTGTACGGTCCGTCTTTTGCAGACCCGCCGTCGGATGATTTCCAAAAACCTAACCCATTTTTGTTCAATTGAATGCAGGATTTGCAGGTATTTATATCAGCCGTATCCATAATTAGAATACGTTCTGGTTTTTCCGTCGGGTCAAGAATAACATGACCACCCTCTGCACCTGTTATCAGTTTTGTAGCGTTTTCGATTTTACTGTCTATGACCTGACGATTTCTGAATTCACTATCGTCAATAGCGGTCTGTAGGCTCTTGGTTTTGGCGGTCATGAACCCTGTCATGGTTTCAAATTTGTCACCGAATGTCAATTCGGATTGTTCAGGGTTGTCAAGGTTTATAGTAATACCGATTATGCGTAAATCTTCGTCAATTTCCATAAGAGGGTTGACCACACGATACCAGCACCCCAGCTCAAACTGTTCAAAATTCATATCAATTGTTGACAAATCGACCGCAGTTATTTTATACTGCTTTTTGGCTTTGTTTGCGCTTTTCAGGTATGCTGTGGCTTTTGTCTTCAAAATTGATGCCTGTGTCACATCGTCCCACGTTTGTGTACCGCTGATTACGCCATACTTAGCGACTAACGCACTATCTTCGATATAGTCTTTACCGCCGTTTACACTGCCAATCGTCAGCCTTTTTTCACTGTCCGTTGCCTTTGCGCCCAGTGGATATAGCCGTGTAATAACGCTCGTTTCGTCCACTTCACGGCTGATAGTTTTGAGATTTACTGCCAGTTCTATTTTTGTGTCTGTGCCGTGTCCGATATGCTCCAGATAGTCTATATACACTTTTCCGTCTTGGTCTCTCAGCTGGATTTCACCACCAAATTTTTCGACCAGCTGTTCAGATATAGCGTCCATAGTCGATACCCAATTGACAGAATATGTGTAATTATTTTCGCCCGTCACAGTGACCTGCCCGACCGATATTTGTTTGTCGTCACCGACCTGCGCATTGTGTTTGGAAATGAATGACGCTAGCACTGTCCGAACGCCTACCACCTTATATTCCGCATACGGCTGAACACTGTCATACAGCCAACCTAAACGCCCCTCACAGGTAACAGATTTACAAATCAGACCTTGCTCGTCCATGCTGTCAGGGCATTTCAGTACACGTCCGATAAAAACATCTTTGCCTGTGCTATCGTCCGTGACAGTGACCGACGTTGTCAGCGGTTTCAGTTTGTCATATCCTGCATTGTCGGGGTATATGGTAAACGTGAAACTGTCAACGGCATTGACAGCCTTGACGACTTTTCCAGCCGAAATGCGGTCAAGGTTATCACTATGTATCGTGGTTTTTTCAACACCATTTGTGATAGTGACAGTGTGCATTTATAACACCTCCTCGTGCAGGCTCAGAGTGAGCGACCCGAAGCCATACGCTGACAAAGTGTTCAACCCAGGCTGTAAAATCAATTCGTCCATATCGAATGGTTTTTCTGTCGGTCT